TGGCGTACAGCATTCCGCGAAGCACTTAAACTAAAAATAAGTTTGCCAGACGTAGAGAACGACTATCGGTTAACACAATGGTTGAGCACAAACCCAGGTAGTCAACACATACTTAACGAAGAATGGAGTCGTTGGGGGGCCGAGGATGCTATTGAATACTTTGATGAAGTTGGGGGAGAGTTTGCAGCACTTAAAAAGAGCTACGAGTGGGATTGGTTAGCGTCTTACGCTTTTATTAAACGAAACTTAACACCTGATCAGAAATAAAGTCTACCTCGCTGTCAGTTAGTTCTGGATATATTGGCAACGATAAACAGCGTCTGCTCAGTGAACTGCTAGCACCAAGTATGTCTGGTCCAGGATACTGCCTATATACACTGATTTCGTGTAAAGGTTTTTCGTAATGTACTTTAGTTTCAACACCAACTAACTTCAATCGTTGCTGTAATTGATCTCTATCATTAACTTCAATTACAAATTTATGATTAGCATGATCGTACATGTTAGTTTTATCAATGAGGCAGCGTAAGTTACCGCCTTCTAATCGTTCTCTATAATGTCTACTAATAACACTACGACGACGTTGCCACTGATCTAAGTACCGTGTCTTGACTATAAGTGAAGCACATTCTACTTCACTCATTCTACTATTAGTTCCTGTTAGGTTGTGTGTTGGTTTACCGTTGTCACGCCATCCCCTTGCAAAGTTTGCAAGATCTTCGTTGTCAGTTACAACTGCTCCACCATTACCGTAAGCAGATAGATTCTTCATTGGATCAAAACTAATGGCAGCACAATCACCCATGCGTAAAAAGTTATTACTAATCCAATGCTGTGCGGCATCTTCAATAACAATAACATTATTACGATTCCACTCGCTCCATTTTCTAATATCTATAGAGTCAACTAATCCCGAACCGTATAATCCTACCAACACCACGGCTTCATACTTGAGACCATGCGGAATCTTAGTTGTATCAAGTATGCCGTATTTGTTTGTATCAATGAAGTGAACATCCCACCCAGCACGAATAAACGCATTGGCTGTTGCTACATATGTCATTGCTGGAATTAATACAACAGGAGTACCTTGTTCAGTTTGTTTCCAGAACTCTGCTATTATTTCTAATGCGTTTGTTCCTGAATGGCAAGTAACTGCGTACTCTACACGATTAGTTTTAGACAACCATGCTTCAAAGTCACGAGTATATTGTCCACTCATTAATTGTCCAGTAGACAACACCTGGTCTGTTGCATCCAGGATTTCCTTACGGAGTTGTTTATACTGTCTTTGTAGACCAGTAAACGGAATTAGATATTGACTCATAGTACTTTTGGAATCCTTCAGCAATATCAACTCTAGGGATGAAGTTTAAATCACGCCAGGCAGCATTAATATTTAATGAACCACGGCTTGGGAAGTTTACATCACGATCGTTAACACGGATAGTGCCGGAGCCAACAATCTTAACAATTGTCTCGGCAGCTTTTAGCAATGTAATTGATTTACTGCGTGTAAGATTATATGTATTACCGGCTGCATTACTTGACAATGATGCTTGTACAATACCGTAAACTAAGTCTGTTACATATGTAAAGTCTAGTGCTTCGTTTGGACCGTTAACAGATAGTTCTCCACCACGCATAGCAGTAAGCATAAACTTAGCAACAACACGATCTTCAACATCCAATGGACCATACACAGCACTAGGACGAACTATAACCACTTCCATTCCAGTACGACGAGCATAGTCTTTAACAAGCCATTCGCCTGCTAATTTCATAATGCCGTATTGTCCTTCTGGATTACATGGAGCAGTTTCAATAACGTTATCGTCAAAGTTACCGTATACCATTGAACTAGAAATGTAAACAAACCTCTTAACTTGATGTTTTTTGGCGCTCTCGAGAAGATTAAGTAAACCTTCCATCATAGTCCTACTACCCCACGCCGGGTCCGAGTTAACTACTTTCTGTCTAGGAAAACTAGCCATGTGTATAATAACATCCGGGGTATGTTTTCCAATTACGTAGTCCACTGTATCGGCGCTGTCAATTGAAGTATTATATACTGGACTAGTAATCTTCTTCATACGTTCCGACAGCAAGTAATCTAGTTCTTCCTGTGGGATAATGCCGTAAGTAGTATGATTATCTATAATAGACACGTTGTGGTCTAATGTTTGTAATTTTTCTACAACATTATGTCCAATAAATCCGCAGCCGCCTGTTACTAATATATTCATTCAAATTTCAACCTATAAAAAACTTGGTCTACCTCTGTAAGCCTGGCACACACTTTATATGTAAGATGGTACCCACCGTAATTGCTACGTTCCCACCAAGGAGTTGTCACAGCGTGTTCCATAACCCATTTACCAGATTCGCTGTCCTGCCATGCACCAAGTGGAAGTGCGGCATACAAATCTGGATCGTCGACATCTCCCATTGTAAATGTATGTACTACAATATCGGAAACTTTAGTCATTTTGCCATTTACCAACATAATTTCTGGTGGCTCGCTAAGACCATTTAATTTAGGAGACCCTTTGCTCATGTATTATAACATGTGTATTTGAAAAAGTCAACTAGCAACTAATCCTGCTGCCATTGGAAATATATTAGCAATGGCATTAGCACACGCAATAGCAATTTGTTGATGTTCTTTTTGTGTACCGTTAGCACTACGCAATTCAATAAAGTGAATCCATGAACGCAATGTACCATTCATATACAAACGACTTTCAATAAGTCCTTCTGGCAGTACAGCACGGGCTTGTTCTTTAGCAATGCCATTAGCAATAGCCCATTCGTATGATTCTTTGGCAGCAAGTGTTACACGTTGTTGAGCATTTACCCAGTCCATTGCTAACTTACGTTGGTCTGGAGTATCCATTGTAAGTTCAACGCTGTTCTGTCTATTCTTAGTATCTTGTAATCTAGCTTCACGCAATACAAAGTTAAGATCCTTTGTTGGATCAGCATAGCGTTGTGAGAACTCTTGGAAAGAGAAACTTCTATGTCTAAGTATTTGTCTTGCTATATCTCTTGTTGTTGTAATTTCCAAACAAGCCGAGACCATTTCAAGTGGACTCCAGTGTTGGTGTTTAACAAGATAGCGGATTAGTTTGTCGCTTGTTTCAGTGCTTAGTTGATTACTAGGGTTGCTAACACGGGCGCAGTATGCAATGAGCTCTTGTGCATCTGCGATCCCCATGTCGGCGAACTCTTTTGTAGGTTGACTATATGATAAAAGTCTGACTGTCATTTAAGTCCGTGTAATATTTTATTGGTTTCCGGTTGAACAAGATTGGCAACAGCAACTACATCTACAACAAAATCTACATCTCTAATTTCTTTGTCCATTTCACTAAAAGTTCGGGTGAGCATAGTTTCAATTTCTTCTATACGCATACCTTGCTTCTGTAGTGAAACTAAGTTAAAAGTCTTTTGACGTCCACCATGGAATTTAAGTACTACTTTTTTAATACATTCCAGTGGTACGTCAGTTTTTGTTATGTCTGCAATTATATGTTCCCAGGCGGCTATGAAGTCGTCATTGGGCTCCATCGGCTACCGCAGTCTTAACTTTGTTAGGGCCACGAGTACGTTTAGCTTTAGGAGCTTCTATTACTTCTCCAAATACCGATGTAGTAGTACCGGGACGTTTAACTGTTGGATCCATTTTTTCAGCATCCTTCTTCATCTTAGCAGCTTCGGCAATCATTGATTTAGCATTAGCTTCCATAGCCTGTGCTTGTGCTAACATGTTAGAGGCAATATCACGATCACTTAACGCACCGGATTCACCTGCTTTAAGCGCAGGAGCAGTATAGTTAGTCGCAGATTTAGCAGCCTGACTTGCTTTGTATTCTGCTTCGGCTTTACGTTTAACTTCAGGAGCAACCATACCACGGCTAGCATCGTTCTCTGCTAAACGCTTGATAGCAGACTCGCCTTGTTTCATTTCGTTCAACATTTTATTAAGTTCGTCTAAGCGAAGTTTTGCTGAACCAGTAGGAGTAACAAGAACATCGGCAGTACGAATTTTCTTAATCATTCGTTCTACGTGTAATGTTTCTAATATTGGACGTCCATCGGGTAGATAGCTACGATGCAATGCATCAGCAAATTCTTCAGCAGCTTGTCCAATATCGCTTTCTAATACTTTTTGCACAGCATCTTGCCAATGTGCGTGTAGAGTTTCAGGATAAATCACTAGACACATGTGATCGTCTCCGGGGACTTGGCGGTATACGATGCAGACTTTTCGATCTCCATGTTTACCTACGTGTTTCATAAATGCCATTGTTACTCTCCTTGTGTGTTACTGGCTTGGGATTCCTCCTGGGCCTTGGCTTGTGCTACTACTGCTTCTAAAAAGGCTGAAAGTTTGTTATAAACTTCGCCTACGTCTTTCATCTCTGCGGCACGGAAAGCACCGCGTGTGCTGGCTAAGTCTATAATGTTTCTTAATAGGCCCAAGTCAGCTATGGTAATTTCTTTATTTTCCATATAGATATTTAATAAAAAAGATGGCAGTGAAAATCTTTTTCACTGCTTATTGAGTCCAGAATTGCTCAGTTAGAGCAAATTGATTAGTCGGTTACAACTGTAATGAAGCGTTTCCAACTGTCTTGTGCATCCTTAACAGGCTCTAATCCCGGGACCTTGTCCCATCCAGGCGGAACAGCAACAACACTAAACAATGCAGTGGTTCCAAAGATGTTGTCAGTATTGTTTTTAAAATTAGATGGATTGTAATTACGAATACATCCCCAATACAAGTGATATCCAATTTCTGTTAAGATGTTATAAATCTTATCAAGGTGCGGAGACTCTTGTGCTTCGTAATATACCAACGGCAAGTTCTTTTTAATCTTAGCAAGACATCCTTGAATGACACCAAGTTCAGAACCTTCGGCGTCAATTTTAATTAAGTTAGGTGCAGGAATATCAACCTCGTCAAGACGAACAGCTTTTGCTTTAACACCAGTTTCTTTGTTGATAAGGACTTCACCGTAGTTGCCCGGCACTTCCGGATTAAATGTTTGAATTAAAATATCACCTGCTACATTAGTGGCTGCTGCCTTATGCAATGTTACATTCTTAAGACCTTTTGTATTAAGTTTTAACATGTCAAAGTTTAACGGATTTGGTTCAAAGCAATGAACTTGTGCCCTCTTGGCGCTGGCAAATGCTGTAGCATGTACACCAATGTTAGAGCCTACATCATAAATTATTGTAGGTTTATTTTGTATATTGCCAATAATATCAAGTAAGAACTCAATTTCGGGTTGTCCGTATTCACCGTACATTCTTAGACTACGACCAATAATAGCGTCATTAGTATAGTAAGTAAATTTCTTATGGTAACGAGTTTCAGTTACTTCTTTTAATTCTTTTACTTTACCAGTCGAGTCTGTTACTGCCGGCATACTAGTTTTAGTAATTTTTTTAATCTTAGTTTGTTTAGCTGTTGTCATTTTATTTTCCATCTTTAAATACGTTGTCGTCGTTAAGAAACTCTTTCATACCCTTAGAGCGAATTTCTTCAAGTTCAGCAAGTCTAGCACGTTCGTCTAAATCTTCTTCTAAATCTTTGAATGTTAATGCTGGTTTCTTTTTAAATATAGCATCGTAGTTGTTAGAAAATGTTTCTTGACTAACACTAAATGGTCTCGGACTTGAACCTTTTCCCATTATACCACTTCTTCAACTATTCCTAAAACCTCTGCGGCAATAATCAACGCACCTGCAATTGGAAAGTTGCCAATAATCACACATGCCCCTGCAACAATTCTAATAATACTCTTTGCCAAACTGGCATAGAAGTGACCTTTGCTTGTATCCCTAGGTTGAATTTCCATTATGTTTCCTGTTATTGTATTAATTATCCTCTACTGCCACCAGGCATACGAATTATCGCCGGTCCGTTGCTCTCAAAATCCATACCAGCTGTACTACCTTCAAAGCATTTTCCGTTCCAGGTCATTGATAGTTTAACTGACTTGTTTAATGCTAACGTAAGATTACGCCCTTCATGAAACGCCATAACTTCAGCATCCATTGTTTTATTACTGGCAACGGCTGTTACTTTACATTTATCGCTATAAGAGTTCAATTATATTTCCTTGATGGCATACAATAGTTGATTATACGCTTGGTGTCAAATTTATATGCAAGATACTCTCTCGCATCTTCACATGCTTTTTGTGTAGGAAATGTAGAAATAAACAAAGCCCGATCTCCTAACATTTGAGTTGAGTAAGGATTGTTAAATTGTAAAGTGACCATTAGCAACCATTCGTATATCATATCACCACCATGGATCAGGCAACCTGCCTCCGGGCTCACCACCAACTAAGTTAGCAATTGCTTTCTGTTGTTTTGCAATTTCTTTACGTTGTTCTTTAATTGATAATTGTTGCTCGGCAATAAGTGATGCCTGTATTAATATCATCTGTGTATCACTTGGCTCGGGAACTATGCTTTTTTTCATTTGTACTCGTATGTATCAAACAAAAGTGCTACACCAAACACAGTAAACGCAATACCACTTATAAGATTTCCGTTCATTAAGTTAATAATTCCGTTAAACAAGTTTGCCGCCCCAATTGTATAACCAATTGATGCACGATTTTCATCAAACCAATCTGCAAATTTTCCCATAATGTTACCTTTTACAATATTTTTAATCTCGTTAACCGAGAGATTATACGGATACTTACTCTTTATTTACAAACTTACCGTTTATGTGTTATTTTCTGACTTGTAAATATATTCCATCTTTTGTGCGGTATCCCACTCTTTAAGGTAGTCGTTACGCTTGTCAAATTCGTGCAAGTACTCTTCTTTGGTAACTACCCAGTGACTGAATATATCTTCACCAATGTGTACTTGGGCCAATTCGCTTACTGAGTCCATTGCAACATCTTCAAGAGCCCACTCTTTCTTACCTTTTGGCACTTCAACAGCGTATGTTATTTTAAATGTTGATATAGTTTCAACTAAGACAATTTCTGTCTCTGTTTCCTTTTTATTAAGAGTCCAACTGCCATCACCATTGTCGGTCCATGTTACAGTATCACCAATTTTCCAATCTAACCCTTGCATAATTTCTTCGCCAAGTGGTAGGATCAACTCACCATCCTCATCTTGTTCAATAGTAACAATCACGTTGTTTCTTCCTCATAGTAAGCATGTTGCCCCCACGGTGGGACAATAGTAGTAGTTCCGTGTAAGATCCAAACGGTATCAGCATAGTTCTCATCGCCCCAACTACCGTAAGGGTATCCATCAGTGAATACAATTAAACGCTTAGGCTCAATCTCTTCTTGTTTCAAGTAATCAAACACGCAAGTAAAGTCTGTACCACCGCCCCCTTTTATTTCATATTCTCTAATGTCTTCTAAGTTTTCGGAATCATATTGTTTAGGATTATATACTTCGGTATCAAACGTTGCCACATGTATTTTATAGGCAGGAAATGATTCCATAATACTTGCTGTCTCGCTTAAAATATCTTTAAGCATAGTATCTCTCATAGATCCAGAAGCGTCAATCATAAGTGCAATATCAATCATTGGATCTCGTTTCATGCCAGGCATAATAGCATCCATATCCCAGCCTTTACGGCTTGCCCGCATCCAAGTATAATCACTTTTAATAGTAGATTCTAATTGCATACGCAACAACTCACGCCAATTCATTTTAGGCTCAGTAAGTTCTTGAATAATTCGTCTAACGCCAAGTGGCAAGTTTCCAATGCCGTCAGTATCTGCCGCGGCAGCCGATAGCATAGCCTCTTTAATCTCGTCTTTAATCTGTTGACGTTCCTCGGCACTTAGACGCGGGCGACCTTTAGTTTTATCATCGCCTTCACCGTCACCACCGCCTTCACCGTCACCATCTCCGTC